CAAATTTCACTGCTTCCGAAAAATGGAAATGTTTCCAGGGCAAGGTTTTCAATTGGCAGAATCCTTTGGATTTGAAATGCCGAAATCCACAATAGTTGATATTTCGACAGAGAAAGAAATGGCTGCCTATGAAAAAGCAGAGGTTAAATCTTTTTCTCGCTCAAATGGAACATTGACAGTAAATGTTCACATCCTGTTTGACGGGAATGGAAAACCGGTTGCCGCATTTTCGCCGGAAAACACCAACGTAAAAAATCAACCGGCTGAAAAAATTTACAGCATGTTTGCTTAACCGTACCATGCCGCAAGGCAGCCCCGAAAGGGGCATGGAATTCAGTTAACGAAAATATCTTTGTATGAAAGACCGGATTTCATTATCTAATGAACTGGAGTCGATCACGTTCAAAAAAGGCCACAGTTATGGCGACGAATGGGAATCGCTTCACCAACCATCCAACACCGGCGAAACAGACTGGACGACCAACGAAGTAAACGACAAAGTTGCCGAACTCAAAGAAAAAGGTTGGAAAGAAAAACTTTAACCGTACCAACGCCCCTATCCGGGGCATGGAATTATGAAATCCAGCGACCTAATAAACGCCATCACCAACGCCCTCGGCTCACAGCACTTCGACCCCGACCAGGTTATCGAAGTGCTGGCAAGGGAAGCCGACCGAATCCGCGAAGAAGACGTTCACGAGTTGCGAACCGAGCTGGTGGGACTCTGCCACCAGCACCCGGTAAAGGCCGCTCAGGTCATCATGGCTTTGTCGGCGTGGATCGACCCAACGGAATCCACCGAAACTCTATGGGCGCGAGTGGAATCCATCAGCGCATCCCGGGTCGCAGTGTTGGACGGCCGGATTCAACGACTGTTGGAACGACGGGCGAAAGCGGCGTGAACGACACCCGTTTGTTGCAGTGGGCGGCGATATTGGACGAAATCCGAACCGAAGCCCACGACATGGCCGGAATGCTCCCCTCTAATGACCCCCATCGGATTGTTTTGACGGCGTTGCGCCGCAACGTGAATGAAGCACTTGACGACATCAAACGTTTGGAGAAACTGTGACTGAGATCGCGCGGTGGAGTAAGCCAGCGGAGGCTGCCGCAGAAGCTGCGGTATGGGGTGCGCTGGAGGCGGAAGCGAAGAAACGCAAAGACGCCGCCCGCGAATACCTACTGGGTCAGATGGGGCCGGACTTGTTGGCTGTGAAAGCTGTGGTGAACGGCACGACGGTCGGGCGGGCGACGTTCGTTGAGGGCAAGTCGGAGTTCAAGGTGACCGACCACGCTGCGTTCATCAGGTTCGTCACGGAGCACTATCCGACTGAGGTGATGACCGAGGTGGTCACTTCGGTGAGTTCAGCGTTCCAGGCGAAGCTCCTCGCTGAGGTGAAAGCAGTTGCCGGCACGATTGTTGACGGCAACGGTGTTGAGGTTCTCGGGGTTGCGGCGCGGACCAGCAAGCCGTACGTGCTGGTGAAGAAGGCCGACGATGTCCTGGCCACGGTTGGAGACCTGCTGGCTGGCGGTTCGCTGACACTTGATGCCCCGAAGGCTTTGCCGTCGTCGGTGATCGACGCGGAGGTCATCGAATGACCGCACTCAAGACCAGACCGCCAACGGGTGCGGTTCCGTGGCCGCTGATCCTCGTCGAAGGCGGAGAAAAGTCGGGAAAGTCCTGGGCTGCTGCCGTTCTCTCGTCGTCGGACAAGGTCGGTCGAACACTGTGGATCGACTGGGGCGAAGGTGCCGCCGACGAGTACGGTGCCATCCCGGGCGCCCGGTATGAGGTGATCGAGCACGACGGCACCTGGGCGTCGATCATCGGCCAGGTCGAAGCAGCCCGCGATGTGGCCCAGCAAGCCGTGGACAAGGGCGAGAAGCCGGTTGTCCTCGTGCTGGATTCGCTTACCGCCGAGTGGGATCAGCTCAAGGATTGGGTGGATGAGAAAGCCCGCCGCCGCGACGTGAACCGCAAGAAACTCGAACGAGACCCCGACGCGGAAATCCAAGTCACAGCGGATTTGTGGAACCTCGCCACCAGCCGGCACAAAGACTTGATGCGGATCTTGATGCGGTTCCCGGGGATTGTGGTGATGACCGCCCGGGGTGCGGATCAGGTGGCAATAGAGAACGGAAAACCAACAAGTAGTCGGGTGTGGAAGGTCGTCGGGCAGAAAGACTTGGCGTTTGATGCTTCAGTGTGGGTTCGGCTGTCCCGCACCGAGTCACCACTCATCGTTGGGGCCAGGTCGGTTCATGCGGGGATTGTGCCGGGGGAGGACAAGCCGAAGCGGATACCGGATCTGACGTTGGAGCAGTTGGTGTTCGACATCTTGAAGTGTGATCCGGCAACCGCGCATGTGCGGGAGTTGTCGTCGGTGCAGGACAGGGTTGCGGACATGTTGGCGGCGGTCGCGGCTGCTGCGGATCGGGATGTGTTGACGGGGTTGTGGCGGGAAGCGAAAGCCGCCGAGTTGCTGAATGTTGGTGCGGTGGATGGGCCGACTGTTCGGGATGCGATCACGGCCCGTGTTGCGGCGCTTGATGAGAAGTCGTCTGAGGACAGCGCGGTTGATGACGCCCAAGAGAGGGCGGCGTCATGAGCTTGCAGCTGATGCCGGTCCGTAGCGCAATGCGGCAGCCAGGCCGGCTTATCTCCATGGGCCCAGGCCGGGAATGCTTTTCGCACGAGGGAAACCAAGAAGTGTTTGATATTTGCAAGCACGTGTGGTTTGGCGCTGCGCCCACTCATACCTCCATCCTTGGCTTCAATGCCGGAAAGCCTGTCAGGGAAGCTGTCGGGCCGCAGAGACTGCCATTCGACCATCTCTGGTTAGAGGGATTCTGGGACCTATCTAACGGCGGCGGTATTGAAGGTGCTTACGCCTACGCCGTCTATGCGCATTCAAACGATGCATTGGACCCAGAGACGTTAGAACACATCGATACTGAGGCCACGTCGTTCCAAATATTTGCACTGATGAATGACGGATCCGTCCGGCGGTCAGAGACTGCGGTGATTGCTCTGGTTGATCGAGAAGGGTGCATCGCCCAGATGTGCGCGGCGGAGCTAGACCACCGCCGCGGGTTTGTTCGAACGGTTGATCAATCGTCTGATAAGCACCTTTGGGCGATGGCGATGGTCGCGCCCGCAATGTGGGCGGTCGGATTGATGAACTGCAAGAACGTGTCACTGGCCGAGCGCACAACCGGCAGGGTGTCACGCAAACAACGCCGCAAGCGGCCTGAGATTAAGTACCACACGATCGTTCTTCCGGGGCAGGCTAATGGCCGCCGTGCGCCGGGGAGTGGCCATGAAAGCTCGGCCGCGCAGCACCGTGTGCGCGGGCACTTCAAGACGTTCACGCCAGATGCGCCCCTTCTTGGAAAACACACGGGAACGTACTGGTGGGGCTGGCAGGTCAGAGGAAATAAGAAGAACGGTGTTGTGGTATCCGACTACAAAGTCGGGGCGGCGTCATGACCACCGTGGACGGGTTGAAGCTGCGTCGAGTGCTCGGCCGTGAGGAGTGGAAGCCCCCTACTCCGTTTGGTCCTGATGGGTGGCGAATGCTGCACCGCAACGGATCTGCATCAGTGATTGCGACTGCTGCGGAGCATGACGGTGTCGAATACGTGCACGCGTCAATCGCTGATTCGGTGGTGTTGCCGAGCTACGAGGATCTGGTGTTGCTGCACAGGGCTGTATTTGGTGATGGCTACGCATACCTGGTGTTCGCCCCTGCGTCGCAGCACGTGAATATCCACCCCAATGCCCTGCATTTGTGGGGCCGTGCGGATGGGAAGGCGTGCCTGCCTGAGTTCGGTTCGGCGGGCACGATATGACCGGGTTCTCTCCTGCGGTGTGCGCCATCATCGACGCCCGCAGCGGCGGGTTCTGTGAGGTGTGCGGCAACGGTCGGGTTGTCGAAAGACACCATCGCAGACCCCGGCAGATGGGTGGCACGAAACGTGGAGACGCCAACGGGGCGTCGAACGGGTTAGCCCTGTGTCGGGCGTGTCATCACGACGTGATCGAGATGAACCGGGCTCTGTCGTATCTGTTGGGTTGGTTGTTGTCGCAGAACGAGTCTCCTGATCGTGAACGGGTGTTGCATCGGGGGGATTTCGTCCTGCTGGACGATGAGGGTGGGGTCACTCCGTGGCTGGCATGACCGAGTGTCACGACTGCCCTGCTTGCAAGGACGAGCGGGAAGGAGCCGCCCTACGGTGCATCCACTGCCTGCCCTACCCACACGGTTGGGCCTGTCACCCCTGTGGGGAATGGCCGTGCGTGTGCACCACAAACCTTTTGGAACACAATTCGGATGTCGTCGAGTGAGTGCCGATGTTCGTGTGGTGTGGGCGTCACGGGCTGCGGAGTTGATGGCCGAGGCGCGGCAGATTCGGGAGTTGCGGGATCGGAACACCGGGCCGCGGGATGTGCCGGAGCCGTTGCCGGAGGCGTACGAACTGTGCCTGGCGGAGGCGGCTGTGTTTGCCAGCTTGGCGACGGTGTCGGATGCGGTCGCCGCCGAACTAGCCAAAGAGCAGGCGGAATGACGGCCGTCGAGTTTTTCGTGGCGGGTGCAGCAGCACCCCCGGGCTCGAAGCGGCATGTCGGTGGCGGGCGGATGATCGAGTCGTCGAAGGCGTTGGCGCCGTGGCGTACACAGGTGGCGTGGGAGGCCCGCGCAGCGATGGCCCGGCCGCACCATCCTGAGCGGCGCAATCGTGATGCATGCCGACTTCGCGTTGCGGCGCATCCAAGCGATCCGCAAATCCTCACCACCACATACGAGGAAGCCGGATCTAGACAAGCTACTGCGGGCGGTAGGAGACGCCCTGACACGGGTGGTTTAGGAATCTACAAACGGTGGTCCTACTTCTGCGGCTGCTGCTGGACTCGCATCCGCCAGATTCAGGAACGCGCCGCTGAGATTATCGCCGAAGTCGGGGACAACTGAATGCCTTGGTTCCCTGTGGATGACGCGTTTCATAGCCATCCGAAGGCCAGAAAAGCGGGTCTAGAAGCCATCGGATTGTGGACAGTTTGCGGCTCATATTGCATGGCGTATCTGACTGACGGGTTCGTGCCCGATTGGCTGGTTCGCGAGAAACCACGGGGGATCGCTCTGGCTAAGAAGCTCGTATCGGCTGGCCTCTGGGACGTCACTGAACATGAAGGAGAGAACGGTTGGCGGTTCCATGAATGGAAAGCCGACTGCACCAAAGCCAGCGTCCTAGCCGACCGCAGGGCAAGCGCAGCCCGACAAGAGGTAGCGCGAAACCCACAGCTTAGGAACGCTATTCGGAAACGAGACGGCGACATATGCCGATACTGTGCAACTCCCGTTGAGTGGCACAACCGTAGAGGCCAGACCGGTGGCACCTACGACCATGTTGACCCGGCAGGCGGCTCCACGATCGGCAATCTGGTGGTGTGCTGTCGAGGCTGCAACTCCCGTAAGGGCCGGCGAACTCCCACTCAAGCGGGCATGCGTCTGCGGCCTATAGGACCGGATGGTGGCCCTGATGGATCTAGGTCCGATTTAGATCGAGAGTCAGAAATATCTAGGTCTGTACTTAGCCCACTCCACTCCACTCCACTCCACTCCAATTCTTTGGTTGATTCGGGGGGGGAAGTTACGGACGTAGACGCGGGCGAAGCTCCCCCCCAATGTTCCAAGCATCCCGAAAACAGTGATACCCCCTGCCATTTCTGCCGCAAGCGGCGCGAGTGGGAGAAGGAACACGAGGGTGATCAGTTGATTGAGAAGCGACGACGTCGGGACGCAACTACCGCTGCACGTCAAGCAGCCATCGACGCTTGCAAGCGTTGCGATGAGTTCGGGGACATCACCTTCGATGACTGTGTGGCGAAGTGCAACCACGGGGAGGCCGCCAATGCCTGACCCCGAGTACGCCCTCGGCGCGGGTCGCACCAGAACCACAGGGCCCGTTGTTGCCGCCTATGCGGACACAGGAGCCATCGACAAGCCCTGCCCGCACTGCGGAGCCAAACCAGCCGAGTTCTGCCGCCACAAAGACGGCCAGGAACGAAAAATGCCATGCAACGCAAGGCTGGCCGACAAGTGAGCGGCTTCCACAACGTCAAGCAGGACGGAGATGACTGATGGCAAGTGAACAACCAGACCTCATCAACAAGCCACCCCACTATCGCGGCTTCTCTAACGGCGCCGAGGTCATCGACATCACTGAACGCCTGAACTTCAACCGCGGCAACGCCGTCAAATACTTGGCGAGGGCGGGGCGTAAGCAGGGCCAGTCCGCGATGGACGACCTCCAGAAGGCCGCGTGGTACGTCCAGCGGGAGATCGACCGGCTGATACTCGCCGCGTATGACCCGTCGATGTTGGCCGACTTGATGAACGAGGACCAGTGACAAGCTACGAAGATCCGTGGGTAACCATACTCGCCGAGTGGATGGCCCTGCGGCTTATAGCCGCAGAAGCGAAACGTGCCGATTTGCGCGGCGATAACCCCGAGACGCTCACCGATCATCGGGGTCGGGTGTGGGTGTGGGACGGGGTATGGGGACCGGATAGCGAGCCTGCCTACCGTCATTGCGGCATGTTCTGGGCGGCCCGGTTTGTTATGGACCCCGACTGGCCTGCTGTGTCTCGTCACCTGGCGGATGATCCGTGCGCGGTTTGTGAGGCGCTTCGGTGACCCGGCGCAAATGTGTCATCTATGCACGCATCAGTGTCACCAAAGAAGAGTCGGTTTCCATTGAGCGGCAACTTGAATCATGTCGTCGATACGCGGAGGCCCGCGACTGGGAAATCCTTGGCGAGTTTGTCGATGATGGAGTGTCCGCGAGCCTGAACCGTCCCGAAGACCGTCCCGGTTGGAAGGCGGCTCTTAAGTTGTCCGGCTATCAGGCGATGATCATCTGGAAGGTCGACCGGCTCGCCCGTAAGGTGCTCGACTTTCTCAACGCCGACCGTGCCTTGCAAGCCAAAGGGGCGGGGCTTGTCGCAGTCGAAGACCCGGTTGATATGACGACTGCCCAAGGCCGGGCATTCGCGGTCATCCTCGCGGTATTCGGGGAGATGGAAGCCGAAGCCATCCGGGCCAGGGTGAATGCGGCCCGGAAACACCTTGTGACGCAAGGCCGCTGGCTCGGCGGCGGAACGCCCTACGGCTATCGGGTCATCGACCATCCCGACGGCGGCACAGGGAAGTGGCTAGAGAAAGACCCCGACCGAATCGAATACCTGACTCGCGCCGTCGACAGATTCCAATCCGGAGCCACCGCGAACGCTGTGGCGAAATACCTCACTTCCATCGGCGCACTCTTACACCCTCATGCGGCGATGAAACGTAAGACGGACTCCGTCGCATGGAGTCGGCAATCAGTGGCCGGCATCCTGCGCAATCCAATTCTCGCGGGGATGATTCGGCGCAACCCGGGGCGACCGAAGAGCGACAAGGACCCAGACCCTACGGCGGTGCGCCGCGACGGCGACGGCGAGCCAATCATCTACCCCGATCTGGCGATCATCAGCGTTGAAGAGTTCCAAGCCATTCAGGCTCGATTGGGAACGGCTACAACGCCGCAGGGCATGAAGATGGTTGACCGCGCCCGCACCAGCCCAACCCTGTCTAAGGTTGCAGTTTGCGACGATTGCAACGTCTTTATGTGCCGCGGCACCAACCAGAAACGCCCGGTTCTTTACTGCCCGAAATGCAGACAGACGCTATCTCGCACTATCTTTGAGCCTTGGCTTATCGGACATCTCCTTGATATCTGTGGCGAGTATCCGATGGGATCGGCGACGATACGGGATCACTGGTCGCTAATTTCCGATATTGAGCGTCGTGAGATCCTGACCGACCACCTCGACGTGCTGCGCATCCGCCGCGGTGTCGTTGGTCGCCAGTTCGACGACAACCGCGTCATCCTCGAATGGCGCGCTCCCGCCAAGGAATCCGTGCGGTCGTCGGCATCGTGATGAGTGCAGAAGCCAGTGCGGGACAGGAACGCCGCATCGTGGAACTTTCCGGTTCCGGATTCACCATCGGGGAGATCGCGGCCGAGCTGAATGTTTCGCGCTCCACTGTCAAAGCTGCGCGGAAACGGCAAGGCATTGTTGGTCTGCCTGGCCCGAAGAAGGAGCCGCTGGATTGGGTGAAGTGCGGATCAGAAGCGCAATACCAGGCGCATCGACGGCGTGGTGAAACACCCTGTGTCGCGTGCCGTGTGGGAATGCGGATCGCTTCCAACGAACGCAAAAAGCGGAGGCGCAAAACATGGGACACCAAGGAGGAATCGAAGTGACACTGACTGACGAGATGCGGACGCTCACCGACGACCAACGGCATGTACTCGCCGCGTATGACCCGTCGATGTTGGCGGATCTGATTGTGGTGCCTGAGTACGGTTTGCCGCGCATCAAATACACCCACGCAGGAGGTACAGCCGGTCGCGTGAACGGGCCGGAATGGCTGCGCTGGTACAGCACCAACGGATCCGGCATTCACGGCGGCGACATCGGACACGACCCCAAAGTGTCAATCGGCTACACGCAGATGACGGGCTGGGCCGCAGCCGTTGCCGCCGATATTCGCGCCAAGGTCACCGCGAACCGCCTAGAGCGGATCGCCGAGCAGAACCGCACCTACGGCTGGTGCTGGTGCCCCTGGCAGAACGAACCACCTAACGCACATTCCGAACCGTGCAAGCGGCACCACCCCACCGACGATGAAAACAGCCGGTACACCGCCAACTCGATCCGACTCCGCACCTACATGCAGGTGTACATCAAACAAGCGATCTGGTGGTCGGAGCAGCCAATGGTGGAGCAGCTCGACCTCTTCACCGAGGCGACAGCATGACCGCATTCACGACTGACGACATCGCGTTGCGTATCGAACTTCGGGGCGTGTATGACGGCACGGCTGTCTACCTCCTCAAGTCTGGGGAGTGGGTGAACCGGTTCCGGCAATCACCGGGTTGGGGGGCCAGCAGGATCGCCGCCGTCGATAAGTGGATCGCCGAGCACGGCGATCGGGTCCGGGCCGCCAACGACGCGACGGAAGCTGGGGGCGCTGATGGCTGAGCGTCCACGCTTGTTCACCCGTGAGTGGTGTGTGGACAACCAGCGGTGCCCCGAATGCGAATGGCATCCGAAGACGATGGGTCATGCACCCCACTGCGTGACATGGGACACCAAGGAGGAATCGAAGTGACACTGACTGACGAGATGCGGCGGGTGGTGGCGAATCTTGAAGCCCGAGAATGGATTCAAGGCGCGATGCAGATCGGCGAAGCCGTGTGCGCGCACGCCGCCGTGATGACCTGCCAAGGATTACGCCCCGGGGACGCCCAGATCATCCGCGCAGTGATGCGCGCCCAAGGCATCACTGAGGACTGGAACGACACTGAGGGGCGCACTAAAGATGAAGTGCTGGAACGTATGCGGTCAATTGAGGTCTCCGATGCCGATCTTGCTGACACGTTCGGGCCTGGGTGGCTGGGTGTGGTGGCGGTGATTCGGCGTGCGGCGATCCTGACCGAGGAGGAGGCCCAGGGTCTCGTTTCGGCGTCGGATGCGGTACTAGATGTGGCGTGGGTTGCGGCGAGGGAAGCGGCGTGGGCGGCAGAGGCTGCGGCGTGGAATGCGGCAGAGGCTGCGGCGCTCCGAGCTGCTCGGCCTGCGGCGAGGGCTGCGGCGAGTGCTGCGTCGTGGGCTGCTCTAGCGCAAAGCGTCACCCACCTCGTCGGCCAGCACGGCCTCGAACAGCGCCACATCGACACTCTCATGCAGCCGTGGATCACCGTGCTCGGCGCTGACTGGGCCGAGGCAGTCCAGTGACTGACGACGTAATCGCACGGGCGAAACGTGAACGAGAAAGATACATCACCTCTGGCTGGATGGAAACGATTCGACCGTTCAATGAAGTCATCGCTTTGGCGGAATCCCAAGCGGCACAACTCTCCGCGATACGGGAGTTGGCCGAGAACCACCACACCGGGCCGATCTACCCGCACCTCATCCTCGCCATTCTCGAAAGGACCGCACCATGACTGATGACGTGATCTCACGGGCGAAAGCAGCATTGCAGGAGTATGCAGAGGCGAAATACCACAACGAACACCCATCCGGTTATCCCGTAAGGATTTTTGGCGAGACGCTTGAGTTGGCGGAATCCCAAGCGGCACAACTCTCCGCGATACGGGAGCGGATCAAGCCGTGGGCACTGTGCAACTCACCCAACCAGACGGGCTACCAGGCGGCTCTTGAAGCCATCCTTGCCGCCATCTTTGGCATTCTCGACGGGACCACTGATGACTGACGACGTAATCGCACGGGCGAAAGCGGAATACGCCGGGTTTGGCGAACACTTCCCCAACGACCTAGCAGCCGACCTCATTGCTCTGGCTGAATCCCAAGCCGCCGAGATTAAACGTCTGCGAACAAATCGGGATTACTGGATGAAAGCCGCGAAGTACCACGGGGATTGCATCTGCGACCACAATCCATCAACAACAGACGGCCCTCAGGAGTTCTGCCCCGAGCATGGTCGTCCATACCCCGAGCTACTAGGCAGGATTGATCACCAAGCCGCACAACTCGCCGCGATACGGGAGATCAACAGTCTGAAATTGCCAGGGATGCAAGTGCTGGACGACATCCTCGCCATTCTCGACGGGACCACGGACGCTGAAAATCGACTCCGTAGAAATCCGGGCACGATCCGAATGATGGAAGCGGCTGAGGCCAACATTGATCAGGCGGCGGAAGTAACTATCGGCGAGGGTGAAATCCCTGACCGGACATTTACTGACGACCGGGGACACCTCTGGGAATGGTGCGGTGGTCAGCCGGGAACATGGGCATGGCGTCGGACCGCCATTCTCGACGGGACCACGGAGTGAGCGGCTACGATGCATCCCCCCGCTACCTCGAATACCTGGCACAGATGGGGCCGGAGCGCATACCGTCCGACTGGCCTCAAAACAGCCGGAAAATCACGCTCACGAACCAAAGCAGTTTTCTACCAAAGGAAATGAAATGATTGAGACCACTAATATCGACCCTGAGACCACCGAGGCCCCCGATACGAGGGCCGCCTGATGGTAGGAAAGAACTTCTCCGCTAACAATTTAGGTCAGCGTCGCAAAGGGGATTTCTATGAGACGCCATACTCCATCACAGAACGGCTACTCGATGCTGTGTCCGATTTGGACTTAGGCACGGTTCTCGAACCCGCGTGCGGCGAGAGAGCAATCATGCGTGTCTTATCCCAGCGACTTATCCCAGTCGAAGCGTACGACCTCAGTATGGGAACGGATTTTCTATCCGAGCAGCGAACTTTTGACACCGTTCTCACCAATCCGCCGTTCTCCTTGGCTAGAGAGTTCATCGACACCGCGCAGCGTGTTGCCACTAGGCATATATTCCTGCTGCTCCCGCTGAACTATTTGCATGGAAAGACGCGACATGATGCGATATTCCGAAGGTACGAGAATCTGAAAACGGTGTATGTGTTTACCCGTTACCCCATGCTCGGTGACACACTGCGGGGTGACGGAAAGTACCGAACAGGAATGATGGTCTATGCCTGGTTCCACTGGGATAAAAGCTACAGCGGACTTCCCTCTATCGACTGGCTGGATAATGACGGCGACATTATCCGCAAGGGCGAATAGTTTGTGAAAAACATCGGTGGGGAGCGATATGCACCGTGACTGACGACCGGCCACTCATAGACACCATCGCGGAATCCATCAGGCACACACTGGAGATACACCCCTGGGGGCCTGATCTGCCATATCCGTTCTCGGAGTACGTCAACAGGATGAAGGCCGAGACGGCTACCGAGCTTGTCGCCGCCCTGCGTGCTGCCGGGTACGAAATCGTGAAACTCCCCGAGCCGGAAGGCAGTTCGGACTGTGGCGGTGATGGTGCTGAGGCTTATGTGCGCCGTCATCACATCGTGGGGGATAAGCACAGGGCTGTGGTGGAGCCGGTTTTCGAGACCCCGTTCGAAGGACTGGTTTGCTGATGCTGAAGCCGTACTACCAAGACGATCTGGTCGTCCTGTATCACGACGACTGCCTGGAGATGTCCAACTGGGGCTGGCAGGCGGGTGACGTGCTCGTGACAGATCCGCCGTACGGCATGGCCTTTCAGTCGTCCTGGACGACTGAAAGGCGACCGATCGCCAACGATGCCGACGCAAGTACGCGGGATGCCGTGCTGGAACTCTGGGGCGAGAAGCCCGCTGCGGTGTTCGGCACATGGCGCGTAGCCAAACCTGAGCGGGTTCGTCAAGTCCTCATCTGGGATAAGCGCGGTGCTGGCCCCGGTATGGGAGACCTCTCAACAGCTTTCGGAACCAGCCACGAAGAGATCTACCTGATTGGCAAGTGGGAGAAGCGTCACGCGAGGCGGGGAAGTGTCATCACTACCGAGTCATCCCCGAGCGGTTTGACCACGAAGATCGGGCACCCAACACCGAAGCCGGTCGGGCTGATGGAAGTCCTGATAGACGCGGCGCCCCCCGGCGTCATTGCCGATCCATTCGCCGGATCAGGTTCAACACTGATTGCAGCGAGGAACCTCGGGCGCAAAGCAATCGGGGTCGAACTCGAGGAACGCTACTGCGAGCTGATTGCCAAGCGTCTCGACCAGATGTGCCTCGACTTCGGGGAGGGGGCGTGAGCCGGCCGCAGGGGTTCACCCCCGCCACTCGCGCTCTGATCGCCGATCGGGCATCCGACTACAACGGCTGGCCTGTCTGTGAGGTGATGGCGGTCTGTCAGGGCGTGATGGCTGAGGCGGTGCATCACAGGAGGCCCAGAGCGGCCGGCGGCTCCAGACGCCCGGACACGAACCAGGCCGCCTTATGGAAAGTCGACACCACTCAGGTCCACGCCTACAGCGACGGCGTGATTGACGTGGTGTACGAATCCGACGAACTCACCACTGCCACCGCCTACAACCTTGCCGCTGCGATTCTTGCCGCCGTCAGGGCATGTAACGAGAGTCAGGGGGCGTGATGGGGACGCCCGCGATCCCGTTCACCTGTACCCACCGACCCACTATCGGCGGCCTGGTCATCCCCTGGGTGAACGTCCGACTCGCTGACGGCGGCGTCGACTTCCGCGCCCAACACCAAGCGAAGACTCAACGCTGTTTCACCGAAACCCTCTGCCAAGTCTGCGCCACCCCCATCACCACCACCCCGATCGTGTTCCTCGGCGGCCCAACACAACTCGCCGCCCTACAGTTCGACGAACCACCCCTGCACCCCGAGTGCGCTACCTACGTGTCCCACGCCTGCCCAATGGTCAACGGCACGACACTGCAGTTCGCCACCCGCACGTCCCTTACTAGTGGGCATCGTGGCGGCACCTGCCCCGACGACGGCTGCGACTGCGGCGGCTGGATACCCACACCCGGCATGCCTGACCGGGACACCCCGCAGGTTCATGACTGGTACGCCGTCTACGTCTCCGGCTATGCGGTAGGCGTCACCCCCGAACACCCCAACCTGGCCCGGGTAGCTGTCGTCCAACCCGGCCAGGTGCTCGCTGTCCGGCACGTGTCAACACCGGGGGTGGGGCGGACGTGGAAGCGGGTGCCGCACCCGTGACACCCCTGGAGTTCGCACAGCGTGAGCGTTTTGGTGGGGCTGGATGACACCAGGCCTGCCCCGAAAACCGCTCCACGGGCCAGCCGGCGGCAGCAATGAGCACAGGAGAACAAATGGATAGGACACTGCGGGATCGAATCGCGCGAGCCCTGTACGACGAATGCTGCCAACAAGACGCCTACGTCGACCGGCCGACAGGGAAATACGTTCCCGACCCCACCGACCCAACCGACTGCATCACCGTCGACGGCAGAATCATATTCACCGACCTCGCGGATGCTGTCATCAACAAAGCTGGGGATGCGGCAGCTGATGTTCATGGAAGTCGACGGGAAGCGCCTGCGCCGCTGCTTCAACACCCGATGGGAGATCATCACCGGCCAGGAGGACCAGCAGTGATCGACGAACTCCGCGCACTCGCCTGCGACTGCCCCACCGCTCCGTACCACCGCTGGAACTGCCTGACCACACCCGCATGGGCGGCAACAATCCGCGAAACCGATTGCAACCCTTGGACCGTGTTCCGACTAATGGCGATTGTCGAACGATTGGATGCCCGATGACCGAGTACAGCTACCAGCCCCCGAAACGCGAATTGGAGGACACCCTGCTCGCGTTTCAGGACTTTCAGAAAATCAACTCCGGCATCCGTTGCACGGTGAAACCCGACCCGCTCGGCACGGTCAACCGAATCATCAGCATCGAGGCTCACGGGAAGGCCATCAAATCGGTGCTGTGGCCTGTACCCGCCGGCGTCACAGTCAAACTCGGCACCGGCGGGAGTAGATACACACCATTTGGCGGACCGCATGACGAGCAGTACAAGGCGCCGCATTGGTGGGTTGAAGTCAATGAGCGGCGCATCCTCGAAGTGCCTGAACACGAGACGTGGCCCGACCATCCAGCACCGCCCGTTCCGTGGCGCACCCGACTGCAACGCCACACCCACAAACTCGGCCGAACAGTCGCTTGACCGGATAGCGCACAAGTTCGGCTACATCCACCCCGACGAACAGGACTGGAACCAATGAGCGACAAACCGAAGTGGCGCATACGTAAGAGCAACGGCGCGTGGATAGTCCGCAAACCTAACGGCTCACACTTCGGCGCCTACTACACCCACGCCGAAGCGCTCGCCCAAGCCACCCACCGCAAATCCGTCGCCACCGCAGGCGGCGGCGGCTACTTCGAACGCGACAACGACCCCCACAACCCAGACCACCGCTACTCCCGCTACAACCGCGAACGACCCATCGGATTCGGATTCACAACCATCAACGAAGACGAGGATCACCAGTGACCACAGCCGAAAAACCCAAACCGGCCAACCCCCACCACGTCCGACTCGACTTCTACCGCCTCACCCTCGACTGGATCCACCTCCACACCCAACTCCCCACACCCACCCACACCCAAGGCCGACGAGCAAAAACCCTCGAATACGGCCACCCCGCACAATGGGCCTCCGACAAAGCCGCCCAAATCGCCGCCATCCTCCACGACTGGCACGACCTCGTCGCCGAAGCACGCAACGAAACACCACCACCACCAACAACATCCTCCGAAAAAATACGCGTCACCAAAGCCTGGAAATATTTAGAACCACGCTTCGAACAACTCGTCACCCTCGTCCACCCCGACGACCTCAAAGAAATACCCCAACTCCACCACCAAATCCGAAACGCCCTCGGCCACAACAAACCCCACGAAATCCTCCCAATCCCATGCCCAAACAGCCACTGCAACCTCAAAACCATGTGCCGCACCATCAACATCGGAACCGACACCATCCGCTGCGCCACATGCGGATACACCGTCCACGACGACGAAAACGGCGACAACTACCGATGGCTCATCCGCGTCTGCCTCGACACGCTCATAGACCACTAATTGAAAAAACCGCCGTCACGTGTGACACTGGTGACAGCAGTACAGCTATGCCCAAATAAACCCGCCCCCCCACTAGGGGATCGGCGGGTTTTTCCGTTCACAGGGAAGGGCAAAACCCGTTGGCAGGAGCCGCGATCATGGCCACCGATGGCATCGACTCACTCGTCACCACCAACGACGCCGCCACACTCTGCGGCGTCTCAGCCCAAGCAATACGCATGTGGGCCAACCGCGGAATCCTCACCGCCACAGGCATAGACGAACGCGGCCGCAAACTCTACCGACTCCTCGACGTGGCCAAAGCTGAACGCGCCACCAGAAACAAAGCCCGCCGCTAAGCGACCCATCCCCGCATGGACACGGTACTCATTCCCGCCACTGAAATACCCGACATGTTGTCGGAA